ATTCACGCACAGTTTCTCTGGTGCGATCTTGATCATATTTTTCTTCAGTGATGGCCGCGGCTTCACAGTAGTAGTTGAATAGCGTCAACACCACATCTAATTCTCGGGGCTCCATGTCTCTGATGATCATACACGACCCCACTTGAATTCTGTTTGTCCAACCCAACCTGATTTTTCAAAGGCCCGGTCATACTGCACACCTTGAAACAACCAGTTTGACCAGTTGTTGGTCTTGCGTCCATTGGTTCTTTCAAAGTCTGCAAACAGACTGGAACAGTCCACACTGAGTTGGCAGGTATTGGCAGTTTCTTGTATGGAGAAGTTGAATATAGTGCCATCATACATCATGATAGGTGCTGAGACCAAGGCCAATGGGCTTGTGCCACTACTGCCAAAGTTCAAGAATGCTTTATAGATCACAACTCTTGAACCTTCTATTTCATAGTTGATGAATTTGGTCACATAGTCATTTGAAATGCCTGATAGTGTGACTGTGAACTTGCCTACCTTGACTTCCATGTCTTCACTCATGCCGCCAAAGCCAATGAAGTTACCCTGTGCCAAATAGGTGTTGTTGCCTGCATCTGGTGCAGTGTCAGAATCAAAGGTGACATCAAATCCACCATTGCAGAGATATAAAGTATCACGGCCACCTGCTGTGGTTTTAAGATGCAGTTCTACACAATCAACTGCAATGGTATGATCGCGATAGTATTCGTCACGGTTGGCTGTTGATGAAAATCCTTTCATTACCAGGTTTCCCTCATTGACACTGATAGGCTGGTGATACCACCATAGCCTACTTCAAATTCCTGTTCTGGACCTGCTAAGATCACAGTAAATGGCACGGCAGTGATGGTCAAGTTAGTTGACGAAGGCACAGCACTGACCAATGGACCAGAAAAGTAAAGAGTGGCTGTGCCACTGCTGTTGCTGGTGCATGGACTCACGCATTGATAGACCTTGGTATGATTGTTGAATTTAAAATAATCACCTGCGGCTAATACAGTCTGTGTGTTACCACAGTTTGTCAGTGTGCAGGATGTTGCACCTATGGCTGCTGTGGCTGACAGTCTTGGTGTTGAAGAAGTCTGTGCTGCCAAGGCTGAATAACTGAGTTTAGGTAAAACGATTTCAAAACTAAACTGTGGTCCTAAGGCCTGTGCCAAATAACCTTTGACTGTGCCAGCATCTAATCTGCTGAGACTGGGATATTTTACTTCCCATGAATAAAAACTTGTGCCCATACCAACACGACGAACTTTACCACTCATGGTAGTTGTGACCTGAGTGGGTGTGTTGGTCTTGAAGTTTATGCTTTCAAAACTTGGGCTTGCTGGATATTGCGTTGCTAAATCAGCCATTATACCATGCTCCTTCTACCTTTTTCTAACATTGCATCTGATATGATCTGTTGGATAACGCCCTTGCGTGATGCCAACAATTGATCAAAACCTGTGGTGTCATTGGCCACAATAGTAAAGTTCACATTGGTAACTCCACCACCACCTAATTGATTGTTAGGAGTTATTGAGCCAGTGGTAGAAGGTGTAAACAGTTCTGGACCATTTTCACCAACTATGTATGGCTTGCCACCCATGACTGGTCCACCTAATGCACGACCACTGTAACTTTGACTGCGGATCTGTGCTACCTGTGCCAAGCCTGCGGCAATTGCACCTGCTACATAAATGAATGACAGTGGAGGTCCTGGTGGAAATGCAATGGCCATTGCGGCTGCTTGATATGTTGAAATAATAGCCTGTGCCATGGCCGCAGCCTTATGTGCTTCAAAGGCTTTTTTATTGGTCTGTGACATTTGACCTGTCACGCTCATTAAAGCCCCTAACATACCTTGAGCACCTACTATGCCACCTTGCTGTATCATAGCCACATTGGCTTGATTCTGTTTTACACTGTCTAATATGGCTTGATTGGTAACTCCTGCCTGCTTGAGTCTTGCATCTGCCACTTTCTGTTCTAAGGCCAATACGGCTTCGCCGATGGCTTGGCGGGCCAACACTTCTTGATTGGCAATTTCTATCTTGGCTGTGGCAACAAAGATTTCATTTTGTAATGATTGATCTTGAATGCGTTTTTGTCTAATTAAATCATTATTGGCTGTATCAAATTTAGCCTGACTCACACGCAGTTCATTTGCTAATTCTTGTTTATTGATAGCATCTAATTCAAATAATGCTCTATTGGCTGCGTCAACCTTGGCATTCATAATTTTTATTTGCAGATCCATCAAAGCCTTGGCGTGGGCTTCTTGTCTGAATAATTCACGGTTGGTAAATTCAATGTCTGCTATCTGTTTCTGTTTCTGATAGGTATCTTCTAAGTTTGTTCTGGCAGCAATCAACTGCTTGTAGGCATTGAATGAACCATCATCAATCTTTTTACTTTCTTGAGCAATGGCTTCGTCGATGGCTTTTTTCTTAGTAGCATAATCCTGTGCCATGGCCAGTCTTGGATCACTTTCACTGATAACGCCAGTGGCTGTGTTTATTCTTTCTGCACGAGTTTGATTTGTGGCTGTGCCTGTTAATAGATTACGCTGTTGTTCATTGGCCAATGCTTCACGAGTCAATCTGACATTTTGAATATTTGCTCGGACCTGTGCCTCCATCTCTTTGGTCAATACACCATGGTTGTTGGCTCGGGCTTGGTCTACTGCTAATTGTTCTTGTCGTTGATCAAGATCTTTGGTGTTAAGACTCAATAATTCTAATTTACTTTGTTTTTCAGCCTGTCTGTAATCTTCTAACAATTTGGCATTTTGATTAGCGGCAACATCAGCACGGATTTGATCTGCAATCTTTGTCTTGGCTATTTTTTCGTATTCAATTTTTTGTTCTTTGGCAAAATCTAATACAGCCTTTTCCTGTGCCATTCTTATACTGCCCAATGGAATTAATTGTGTTTCAATTCTTAGGGATTTGGTGTATAGACTTGCACTTTCAGCCAAGGCTTTCAAATCGATCTTTGGACCTTCATAGGCCAAAGGTTTGTTAGCAGGGTTCAATGCTCTATTTGCTTTCTCTGCTTCTTCTGCTAATCTATTGGCTTCATCTGCCTGCTTCTTTAGAGCTTCATTCTTCTCCATGTCAGCAAACAGTTTGTCTGCTGCCAGATATGCGGCTGTGGCTCCAGCGGCTGCGGCAATGGCACTTAGACCACCTGTGGCTAATGCAGTGGCCACTGCTCCTGTGGTTCCAATTAGTCTTAGAACCTTGACCATTTCATAAAGACTGGTCACTATGGCAATTATTCTTGTGGCAGCAAATGCTCCTACAAAGGCAGCAACCAATGGCAGAACCACGCCAAGATTATTACCAATCCATTCTATGGCATTGGCTAACTTTGAAAAGAATCCAGTGGCATTTTCAAATTTCTGTGCGGTCTTGATAAATTCAGTTCTGACATTTTCAAGACTTTGACCCACAGTTTTTTGCATGCCATTAAATGTAGGATCAACATCATTGCCTAATTGTTTAAGTGCATTGGCAAGATCTTCGCTACCAACCTTGCTGGCTTGAACATCTTTGAGGAATTGACTTGAAGTTTTACCAAATTGTTTTGCGATAAGTTCAAGGGTGCCTGCTGAACTTTCCTGCAGTTGTTTCATGTCTTCAAACATCACTGTGCCGCGACCCAATGACTGTCCGAATTGATACATGGCACTGGCTGCCGCTGGACCAGTGGTGCCAGTGACTGCCAGGGCCTTGCTGAAGTTTTCAGTGATCTTGGTTGTGTCAGCTAAACTTAGACCCATGCCTTGACCAGCCAGTGCCACCTTCTGGAAGAAGTCACCCACAGCACCTATGTTAGATCCTGTGAGTTTGGCAATTCTTGCCACTTCACCAAAAGCAATGCCAGCATCTGCTGAACTATTGGTAACAGTTTTTAATTTGTTTGAAAGGATAGTGGCAGCATCTGCTATATCAATAAACTGTTTGGCCAACGCACCACCAATTGCAATACCAGCCAGGCTTTTTAGACTATTGGTAAGACTTCCCAAAGCCCGTTCTGCTTGACTGGTGTCAGCGGTTATTTTAATTTGTGCGTCAGCCATGCTATCTTCGTCCTTTTTGTTTGTCCATTGCCTTCTTGGTTTCGTCTGCTTCTATCTTATAGAAAGCGGCCCAGCCTGCAAACTCAACCACTGACATATTCAATACTTCTTCAACTGTGCGGCCCAGATCCTTGGCAAGCCTATAGGCAAATAGGAGATCTGGATCCGCCCTTAGTTTTTTTCTGCATCATCCAAATTCAGATCCTGCACATTATTCATTTCACCTACAACACGAATAAGAACTTTGGGATCAACTTCATTCAAGAATACCATCTTGTCTGCGAAGGTAAACATCTTAGTGCCATCTTCATTGCGAGCACGAAGGATAAGACTTTCAACCAAGGCTTCAACAGTTTTACCTGCTTGGCTTAGTTCAAGGATCTTGCCTTCATCTCTGAGTGTGGTTGCTGATTTCCAAAATATCTTGGCATCTCCCCATTCAGGAACAGTGATGCTTTTCATTTCACCTGAGATCTGATTGCGGAAGTGTGCTGTGGCTTGGTCTATTACTTTGTTCATTTGTATTTTCCTTTGATTGTAGTTAGGGTTGGTCCAATGATGCCTTTTGGCGCCTGACGGCTCGCTCCAGCCTCAAGTCTATCAATGTAAGGAACTCGATTTTCAACTCGAAAGTTGTTTTTACTCGTTGCTTCTGTCCATGCGTTCTTTGCACGACCACTACGCACTGGTGTCTTGGATTTGGCTGTGGCATAGACATCATCAGCGATCTGTTTGACCAGACGAGTTAATGATTTTTCTAATTCCAGGCCAATGCCTTGAACACCAGTGACTGTGATCTGCATATTATACTGCTGTTGTAGAGTAAGTGGTTGCACCAGTTCCTTGGAAACTAAT